CATCAAGGGCACCCGCTATCGCTACGTTTGTTGTCCCCGTTGGGATTTCGATTACGTCAGCGTCAGCATCGTTTTTGATCGTGACATCGTTTGTGCTGCCTTGGCCTGTGAGGATCAAGCCCTCTGCGGCTGTGTAACCTATCGCAGCATTGTCACCAGCGGCTGTATCGCCATCAGCGTTCAACGTGCCAGCAGTAAGATCACCAACAATGTCCACGTTAGTAGTGCCAGTAGGGATCGTGAGGACAGTTCCATCGGCGTCGTTCTTCAACGTGACATCGGACGTTGAACCTTGCCCCGTAACGATGATGCCTTCTGCACTTGTATAACCAAGCGCAGCAGCATCGCCAGCAGAGGTGTCGCCAGTTATGTTTGGCGTATCTAGCGTCTTGTTGGTAAACGTTTGCGTAGCTGCAATACCCGCTAAAGTGTCCGTAGACGCGGGTAGCGTCAGTGTTACGTTGCCACTAAACGCACTGTGTGCAGGCGCTTGAATCTGGGCGTAGTGCGCGTTAGAGCTTTCACAGTAAAACTTGATCGTAGACGCGGTGCCACCATTCTTAATTGCAATGTCGCCTTGAGAAACAACAACGCCGTTACTTGATCCACCTGCTACGCCAAGGGTCCCAGCAATCGTTGCGTTTGTTGTGCCGGTTGGTACCTGTAGGACAGCGGCATCTGCATCATTCTTGATCGTTACATCGTTGGTAGATCCTTGCCCCGTAAGGATAAGCCCCTCTGCGGATGTATAACCTATAGCGGCGTTGTCACCAGCCGATGTATCTCCAGTGGCCTCGACAGTCGATCCCGTTATTACCCCAGAGGCGGTTAGTGCCGCAACCGTTGTTGTGCCTGTAAGATCAAGGTCCACGAGAGCGTCAACTATCGCCGCGCCTGACCCAGCGCCATCCGAATAGACTGCTTTAGTCTGACCAGTTGGGATGGTGACATTCGCACCAGAGCCTTGACTGATGATGATGCTCTGTGACCCGCTGGTAGCATTCTCAATGAACCACAGCTTACTGACCGTGTTTGGCCCTATCGTGATCGTGCAAGTGCTATCTAGGGTGCCAGTGTACTTCAGGAACAGAGAGCGGCCCGGATCGGTAGATCCATCAGCAATCGTCGTGGTGTGGGTGTCTGCATTCGTCGTGATCGCTTCTGTGCCAAACGAAAATGCCTCTGCAATCAACTCAAGGTTGGTATTCGTACTGGTGCCCCAGGTACCTGCCTCATCGCCGGTAGATATCTCTTTGAGCCGTAAATCGTTAACGTAAGTTGCCATCTGTTTTCTCCGACTTTTAGTCTTGGGCTTTCTCTATTCCCTTAATAACTTTCTTTACTCTCTGAAACATCAGAGCACCTCTTGCCACCCAGGTGTTTGACTTGTGTCTACCAAGCTCCAAACATTAACAGCAGATACTGCTCCTGTAGCTGAAACCCCTTCTACGACAACCACTTTTGGTATTGCGACTGTTACACTTCCAACTGCCCCAGTTCCTGCAACACCTGTTGGAACAATCGTTTGTCCCAGCCCAACAGTAACTGTTCCAATAGCACTAGTACCTGCGACACCCGTAACTGCAACAGGGTTTACTTCGCCCCATGGGCCTGCGCCCCAAGTACCTCTGCCCCATCCAAATAGATCTGCCACATATTACTCGCTATGCGATGCGAATAATCGCATTTGAGGCATCTGCTGCGGGAAATTGAATAGTAAAATCCCCTGAATTTGAAGTTTTATCAGCGCCAAAATCTAACGCACATACAGCAGGGTCGCCAGAAGCAGAATCATTAAAAATCAACGCGCCTCGTGCAGTAATACTGCTTGAGCTAAACGTAAGATTAGCAAAGTCTGTGAACGCTGTAGTGCCTGAAGTAGTAGGATCAACGCGAGTTAGCGCGGCGCCTTTAGCAGTGTAACCCGTGCCAGATGCTTCGTTTGACGTTGTGTACGCTGTAGTTCCGGCGCCTAAAGAAGCGGAGCTTGTATACAACGCAAGATTAAACGTGCTGCCACCTGAGTTCTTGAAGTTATGCACTGCCTCCATAAGCTCTTTCTTGAAGCTAGTACACATTGCAGTTGTTATCGCCATTACAGACTCCTGATTATGTTCGCCATGTCGCCATGGCCTTGACGTTCTAGTTCGGCAATCAACGTTGTTCTATCGCTCTTGATCGCTTCTTTAATGTAAAAACTTACCGTTGTTTCCACAGACTGCTTAAAAGCTTCAGCTTGCTGGGCAATCAAAGGATGACAGTTTCCACCGACACTCACAATTCTATCTGATGCCGTCTTTGCCCAAAACTCTGGGTCATGCCCTTTGTTCTGAGTTGTTGCCACAACAACGTTGCCAACCTCAAGAGCAGATGCTTCAAACAAAGCCAATGTTACCCCCTAGCAATATCGTATCTGAATTCATCTCTTGCTCCATAGCCTTCTCCAAGCTTCTTTAGCGCGGATACAGCAGACAAGAAACGTTGCTCGTACTGAGCGGCTTCTTCAGGTATTTTCAAAAAAGTAGCCGCTTCAACTAGCGTGCCATACAACATGGCATCTGGCGCATTATCTGAAAGCCAGGTTGTGCTTGATCCTGACGTTGTTGTCAGAGATGCAGGACGATATTTGTAGTGAAGTTCATAGTCGTAATTAGCTGCAGGTGTAGGCGCCAAAATGAACGTGCTGTCATCAAACAAAGCATAATACTTTGTTGCCCCAGTCGTTGATGGATTTGGCGTGTAGTCTCTAATAAACGATACATGTTTGAGCAATGGATAGGTGTAAACACTGTCGATGATCAGCGCCAAACTGTATGTGGCCAAGAAGTCTGATGGCGTACCTAGGTATGGAGAACTTGAAGTGCCGTTGCCTGTAACGTTCTTTCTGAACACAGGAAGCTCCACATTCTTCAATATGCGCTCTTCTGCCTCCTGGATAAAAGTATCTAGCTCGGCAACAAAAGTCGTCTCTGCAGTCTCACAGTAGTCCTGAACCGTAGATTTTAAGCTCGCTAATGTAAAACTCATGTTGTTACCACCGTTACTGTTCCAATGGAGCCGGTTGCGCCATCAATGCTAAAGGCCGAGCCAATAGGGTCGCCAGTGATAGACATCATCTGGTTAGCGTCAATGGTCCTAACAACGCCTTCACCAGCTACAGTGCTTGCCGACCGATTCGGCCTAGCAAACCTCAAGCCCTCTGGATCAGAAACGTGCCTAGGCGGCTCTAGTTGAGGGTGTTTTGGTTCAAAGCATTCATTACAAACGCGGAACCCAGTCCACTCTTCTTTAAGTTCTGTGTATTTATACTGAAAGCCACATCTGTCGCAGATGGCAATCGCATACTTGCCAGAAGCAAAGGCCATTACGCTATCCTAGACCTCATGCTAGGAGCTACCATCAATGACGCTCTGCTTTGATCTTGATCAGCAGCTCGAGCAAACTCCTCGTCATACAAGGCTTTAAGCATCTGAACCCGATCAGGCGCCTTCTTCAAAGCTATGTAGTAAGACAGCCCTGCTGCCAGACATGGGTAAAACCTAAAAGGGACATCTACTGTGTTGACACCAGCGTCTGCGTCTTCAATACGAACCAGGCGGTTAATGATCAACTGGTCCGTAGAATTTTCAGATGCAGGCCAAATATACAGCCTTGGCGTTATTTGTTTGTCTAGAAAGAACTGAGTCGGCCTAGATTGAGTAGATTTATCGGGAAGATTCCAGTACTCAGACCGCCCGATCTGCTCCATGGCTATATCTGTCGTGTTGCTGCCGTCAGTTCGCCTAACAACAACATCAAGCACATCGATGGTAGTAGCCGTTAAATCAATAAACTCATCACCCTGAGATAAGGTGGTGGTACTATTGGTAACAGTCCACTGGTTTAACCCTCTGTTTGCCCAATCAGCAAACAAAAGATTGAGTGACCGTCTTGCGGTCACCCCATCGTAGCCAGTGCGGTACTCAAGGCCGCATCGTTCAAATGCTTCCTCAACGTACTCCGCAACATCTGGCTCGAAATCAGAGCTTCCTGAGGTTGCCATTAGTACGTCTTCAATACTTCAACGATTACGGTGTAAGTGTCTGTGTTGCTTGCACCGATTGTGGTGAACTTCACATCACCCGTCTTTCCAGATCCAGCATCATTTGGTATCCCAGAAAACGGTGAATAATCATGGAATCCATTTGAATCAGGCGACAAGCCGATGATCAGCGTATCTGTGGTTGCATCGTTCAAAAGCTCAACGCCCATGCCGACGCACTGCCACCAGATTTTTGCAATAGCAACCTCAGTGCAAGCTGATCCAGCACTGTTAGCCGCAAGAGCACTTACGTCAATCTTGGTAACTGCTGACTCGCCACTTCCATCACTTATGTTTGTAAACTTCAGTACGGCCTTTCTCTCGCCATCCTGGATGGTTTGAGATGTTACTGTATCAGCCATGCTTTTCTCCTAAATAGAGAGGGCTTATGCCCTCTCATTGAAGTTAATCAATATATTACTGATCAGCAAACGCAGGCGCAGTAGTACTCGTTACATTTCCAAAGATCTGATAGTTGGTCGTGTTCAAGCCAACAATGGTTACCTCAAAGCCAGCAGGCACATTCAACTGAATGCTGCTGTTTGAGTTACCGTCTGAGAACACGCTGCTAATTGCATTGCCATCAGTATCAAGGAACGTAACACCACCAATGTAAAAGTTGGTGTTGCCAGGGGTAACGATCAAAGCATCCGTTGCATCAGCCGCGCCGCCCGCGTAAACAAACTTAAACACAGAACCAGCAACTGGTGCAGGCAGGGTGTAAGTGTTGTCTTGTCCGCCATCTGGAACAAGCAGAACTCGTCCACTGTGAGTGGCGTTGGTAAGCGTTACGTTGCCGTCTGCTAGGCTAACTGGAGCGCCGCCATAGGTAGTGATTTCAGTAATTGCGCCAGTAGTGGCATTTTTGCTGATAGCTTTGAAGGTGCTTTCAGATCGCACCGCACCCGAAAAAGTCGTATTCGCCATGAGTATCTCCTGTCGTGGCTAGTGTCAGATGCGGTATGCATCTGTCAGGGATAGTTGTTTTATACAGCACAAAAAGAAAAGGGGCAACAAGTGCCCCTTATCTCATTGTTCCATGTGGAACAATTAAGCGCCTTGAGAACCAAACACGGCGCGTGGGTTACTGAAGCCGAAGCTGTAACGCTCACGGGCCTTGTAACGCACGTTGCCTGTGTCGAAATCACCTTCCATAGAAGTTGAGATCGGGCTTCGCTCGAAGTGCTTGAACCCATCTGGGCAGTCGGTCTTAACAAACCAAGCATCAGTGTCAGTCAAGAAGTGGTTCACTGCATAACCTTGCGGCAGCATGCCCATATTCCTGATTGCATTGATGTCGTTGTCAGCCGTACCTACTCGTCCGGGGGTGTCTAGAAGACGATCCGCCACAAACTGAAGCTGTGGTGGAACAATCAACTTAACGCCCTGCAGAGCCAAGATCATATTACGATCATCTACAAACGTAGAAATGCTGATTAAAGCATCTTCGAGTGAGGTTTCGTTCAGATCTGAGTAAGCACTTGGTCGGTTTGAGAACGTACCACCGCCAGCGAGGGGGTGTGCATCGTCAATCAACTCGACACCGTCGCCGCCAGCAAAGCTAGAGTTGAACGCATTGTTCAAAACGTTAGCAGCTTTAACTTGCTTTGAGTGTGCCATGCTGCGCGCAAGAGCCTTCGTATAACGCGCACCAAGGCGGTCATACAAGTTGTCTTCCACTGCTTCCTCGGTCAACGCGAAAGCAAGCGCAACGGTTTCGTGAGTGTAACGAGAAGTGAAACCTTCAGACGCAGAATCGTAACCGACACTTTGTCCTTCAGACTTATCACGAGCGTTACCAAAGCCTACGATCAGCACTTCTTCTTCAAACGCTCGGTCTGAAGATTCAGTTTCAAAGATCTCGGCGTGCTCGTTTTCATAACGAGCGTATTCCATGCCAAATAAAGCGTTGAGACCAGGCTCTAGCTCTTTGGCTAATTGTGCTCTTGAAATAGCCATTAGTTAGCCTCCTATGCTAAACCGGCGCCTTTTTGGCCGTAAATTGAGTTCTGAATAACAACAAGAACGTTGGTATTCGCCGTAGCAACATCTGAGTTTTCTGGGTCGCCAGAAATATCAATTGCTTTAATTGGCAAGCCTGCCGTGGTTGCACCCGTGGTCACATCTAGCTCAGCGCCAGAAATGCCAGTTACAGTGCTTCCAGCACTGGTGTACACAATATCGAAGTTACCGAACAAGTCGGCAATCGGGAACGTGTCATCAGCCTGGATTTCGTACACAACATTCGGATCATCAATGATAAAAGCAATGATGTCTGAAGCATTAGTACTTGCAGGGTAGAAGTTGCTGTAAACCTGTTCCTTAGTAGTAGGATCGGTGTACTGACAACCGTTAAATACACCAACGATAGGCACAGTGCCTCCGTCAGCGTGAACCTCTACCGTACCACCAGTAACCTGGGCAACCATATCTCCTTGGAAGATAGCAGTTCCATAGTTAGCAGCGATCCGATATCGGCTTTGTCCACCAGTATAGGGGGCACCGCCCACCATACGCACTGGACGCATTCCAAAAGCGGCATCTTGGTTCGCCATTTGGGATCTCCTAGTTAAACACAATCAAAAATGAGGTCATTTCTTCCCTCGGCCAAATGATACCTGCGTCTTTCTCTCGTTAGAGATTGGCATAGCAGGGTGCTCATCTTTCATAAGATCGTTATCAACAGCATGCATCTGTTGATCCGTTTGCTTAGCAAAATAAGCATTTCTTTCTTCAACCGTTTCTTCTGGGATTTTTGCAAGCATCAATCCGCCAACACCCACAGTGCCGGTATGGTTGCCTTCGTCAATGACGGGCAAGTCATAGCCTGCGATTTCTTCAGGACGTACAGGTTCGTACCCCTCACGAAATCTCATGTGAACATTGGTCTTGTCTGCTTCCCCACGAATATGGGTTCGCAGCCATCGATACTTCATCCCCGGAGGCGGTTCAGGAGTTTCCAACGCTTGAGGCGGCTTCCATGGTTTACGGGCAGCTTTAGCCTCTCGGCTTCCACTGCTTCTTGGCGTTCTATTAGAACCCTTTATTTCGTCACTCATGATCGTTGTAGCCTCATTTTCTGTTTTGCGTATTCTTTGAACGGTACTCCAAGCTTCCTAGCTAATGCTTGTTCGCTTGTTGTCAGTTCAACTCTACGAGAGTTTTGATTGCGTCCAGTTCCAGTCGTGCGCGATCCAGAGACAACAGTTTGGACGGGTTGTTGGTTGTCTCCCGCGTTAGTTTGCTCGTTAAATTTATGCGGCAGTTCTTGCCTCATACGAGAATCAATTTGAGCGTAGTATTCATCAGATTCTAAGTCAACACCGCTCTGTATTAAGTCATTGTGTATAGCGAAAGCCACATTGGTCATGACAGTATCCGTGCCGAACCATTCATTTGCAGAAGCCCAGTCTTGGGCCTTAGCTGATGGCTCTTGATACGCAGGCTCTTGTTGGTAAACAGGCTGTTGCTGAGCAAGCTCTTGCTCTGCCTGCATATTAGCTTCTTGCTGCTCAAGCCAGTTTGCGTAATCAACTTTGTATTTCTCAAGATCTCTTTGATACTGAGAAAGCGCATTGCGATCCGCTTCAGCCCTAGCCAGAAGCTGTTGAGCTTCGGCCATAGCGTCAGGGTCGCCAGACTCATACGCAGTTTTAAGATTGCGTTTAGCCGCTTCAGCTTGAGTCTCCACACGGCTAGCAAACTCGTTGCTATACGTTTCCTGCATTTTCAAGTTTTGCTCAGCAGTAGACGTTTGAGTGTTTTGCAGTTGAGAAGCTAGTTGCTCATTCTGTTGTTGCAACTCTTTCGCGTACTGAAGCGCCTGCAACTCTCTGCGCTGAAAGTCTTTTGCTTGGCCAACAGCCTTGTTGATGCGCTCTTGTGCAGAACGAGCGCGCCTTTCGGCCTCTGTAAGCTCTGGCTCTGCATCAGTATCAGGCGACTCAAACTCTTCGCGGACAGAGTCTTCAGTAACCGGCGCAATGGATTCAGCTTCTTCTTCAGAGAACTCAATGTAAGTAGGTTCTTCCTGAACTTCTTCTTCAACACGCTTGTGTTCGGGAAGCGCAGCCTTGTTTATGTTGTCATCGTCAAGCTTTGATAAAGCTTCAGTCAATGTTTCTTCCGACATGTCATTTCACCTATGCAGACTTAATATCGTCTGGGTTAAGAATGGTTCCAATCACTTCATCGTCATTAATGATTCGCACTTCATGGTCATCCTCAAGGGAGAACCTAGCACCGGCATAACGACCAATAAGCACCCAATCACCCACTTCACACCATGGGTCATCACCAAACTTCTCGTAGTCCTGATAGGCAAGCGGGCCCATTTTCATGACATAACAAACAGAAGTGGCAAGGTTTTCCTTGTCGAGCGTTGATTGGATTAACTGTATACCGCCTTCTGTCATGCCCTTTCCTTTGTAAGGAAGTACTAACAAACGATAGCCAGTTGGGGTTGGCATTCTTTCAACCAAAGACTTGTCTAGCACAGACGGGTCTAAGACCCGATTTTCTTCATTCACATATGCATCCGTAACGGACGGTTTTGATGCGATGGAATCTAATAATAGATCACTCATCGAGGGGATCTCCTTCAATATGCAACGCTTCTTTCAGTTCATCACGAAGGGTGCGAAGCATTGATAACTCACCCATCGCAAATTTGTAGTCCTCCATATCCTTGATATTACCAGAGGTTATATAATCAACATGAGACTGCTCATATTGATCTAGTTTTTTGTAGATGTAGGCCGCGAGAGATAGTGAATCCATTTATCTAACGTAGGACCCCATCGGATTTTCAAAAACATTGAAATCAACTCCAGGCGTATTGCCCGGAATGGCGCCTGGGATGTTAGAAGACATTACAGGCTGTGCATTAGGCTGCGGCGCTGGTTGATTAGCCTCAGGCCGTGGCACTGTTTCATAAATAGGATCAGGCCTTGGAATATACGTTGGGAAGAAGTCAGTTGGCATAGGTTGCGACTGAGCCATTCCTGCGTAAGGCGCTAAAGCCTGCATAGGTGCTTGCTGACCATACCCGCCAAAAACGCTACCAACTGGTGGTTCTGGTCGTTGTGGCATCACCATCATGCCAATGCCATTGCCTGCATCTACATTGGTTTCACCCGTGCCGCCTGCAAGAAATCTTGCTGCAAAGCCTGGGTCATACGACTGACCAACGATGTTGCTTGATATTAGTGAGTCAGGAGTGCCAAGGTTTGATGTTGGCGGAACATATCTGCCTTCAAACTTATCCGGCGTTTCTGTGGGAGGGGGCACAAATTCTGGTGGAGGAGAAGACTCTGTAGGAGCCGTAGTCGCAGGCGCGGTGATGTACATCGCCCTTGATGGCTTGCTTGCTTCCCACTGCTTTAAATTTTCTTTGTATTCCCTGTTCGCTTTTTGATAACTCTTACTTGCCGCACCCATACCTTTAGGCCGTCTGGGCTTTGTAGGCTTAGACTCCATCCAGTCAATATAGTCTGACTCGAAAGATACCCCGCCAGCCTGCTGTTGTGTGGCAGGCATTTGAGGTGATCTCGGAAGACCGTCACTCATGCTCGGAACACGTTCTCCTACAGTGATGCCATAAACTTCATTAGGATTGCCTCGCCCTGGCCTCATAAATACTTCAGTCGCTATAGGCGCTGGAGGCATGGGCATTTCAACGGGTGCTTGCCCGCGATTGTACACATCGTCTGGTCGACGAGTGCCTCTTGATGGATCAAGAGTGCCTTCCATACGCATACGAATCCCATCGTCTGGGCGGCGTGGAGACGGAGATCTACCCTCGAACTCTTCTACACTGATAAACCTGTTGGGGTTAAGTGGTGGCGTCGGCAACGGGCGACCTAGCATGGGATTATTAAACTTATCAGGATCATCAATGTAATCTTGACGATTGGGCGAATAACCTCGAATGGGAAGCGCGCTCATTAGTAAATCCCGCTGAATTTCTTGCCGCGCAGTGCCGCACCACCGCCTCGAGACTCACCAGCGCCAAAAGGGGCGGGCTTGCCTGGGGTAGCAATGGTTTCAGCCTTCGCATAGTTAACGGTGCCCTGATCCTTAATAGATACCTTGCTGTCGGTAACCTTGGGCTGAGGAAAACTTGTTTGACGCTTGATCATGACTTTTTACCTTTAGGTGCTGATTTGGGTGCGGCCTTAGCTTTAGGCGCGGCTTTCTTCTTGGGCGCGGCCTTTACTTTGGGTTCGACCATCGCCTCAACATTCGCTTCAGTTTCCGCAGAAACTTCTTCCACAACTGCCGGTTGGATGGGCTTTGGTTCTTCGCCATTCTTCAAAGCCTCAAATGCCTTGTTTGCGGCCTTCTGAACTTGGGCCATTTTCTGTCGTACTGAACTCATTGTAAATCTCTCTATCGATTACCGAAAAATTCTTTCGCCACGTTTTCTGCAGTTTTAGCCATTTGAGCAGATTTCTGCAAGTCGATTCTTTCCCTTGCAACACTATCTTTCATTTCAGCCAATTCGCGCTGTAAGTCCATGCGCTCATCAGCCATGTCGGCAGTGTTATCAATTCGCTCACTTTCCAGCTTAATTCTTCGATCAGCTTCCTCAGCTTTGCGCTGCAGATCCGCTTCTTTGATATCAAGCTCACGATCACGCAGATTAACCAGCGGGTCATCTTGTTGTGTCGGCGCAAGCTCTGGCGCCATAGCCTCAGTCAACTGCATAGAAATCTGTGCGACCTTGTCTTCCATGATCACCTGCATCTGCTGTTGCATCTGCTGCATTTGCATCTGAACCTGCTGCATCATCATCGGATCCATCTGAGCTTGCTGCTGAGTCTGCTGCATCTGTTGCTGCATCTGTTGAATCTCAGGGTCTTGCTGAGCCATCTCACGCGCTTTGAAATCAATGTGCTGATAAATGTGCGCTTGAATCATCGACATGCCCTGCTGTTGACCAGGAGGCGCTGCAGAAATAAGCGGTGTTTTTAATAACGCAATATGCGAATCAATGTGAGCATCGTGATCTTGTTCAGCAAACGCCTGTGCAGGCTGCATCTGCAAGAACCCAGAGTTCTCCATTGCTGGTGACACAGGTTGAGGCTGTGGTGGTGGTGGCAACAACTGCTCAATCTGCTGCACACCCATCGCCTCGTACATACGGCGATACGCCTCGTACATGCCTTGTGGCCCATGGATCTGCGGGTTCGACTGGACCATTTGCATCATCTCTTGAGCAAGCATAACGCGCTGGCTCATGGAGAATATGTTCGGGTCAGACACAGGAATGATGTCGATACGATCATCAAAGTCCTGTGCCAACAACTGCTGCTGCCCACTAGCGATCTGGTATGGATACGCCTTGATCGGTGACTCTTTGATCACTCGTGCAAGTATGTTGAACTCCACGCGCTGGCTGTAATGCATTCGCTTGTGTATCGCGCTCATCACTCGACTACCGCGCTCAAGCAACGCAATCGTTGTGCCTACAGGCGCCTCTTGATTGCCATCACCAATCTGCATGTCACCAACAGAAGCGAAACGACGGCCTGCTTCAACCAACATGCCCAGCAACTGCAACAGTGTGCCGCTTGGTTCTTTGAACGGCAGGGGCATCAACGCATCGCGCAATGACCCGCCAGGCGCATCCATGTCTCTGAACTCGCCAGGTTGCAATGGAACATCGTTGTCTCGTATACGAATGCCACGAGCCTTAAATCCTGCAGGCAAGTTCGCCAACGTACCGGCATCAATCAACTGACGCAGAATAGAAGTGGCCGCTTGAGACAAGCCACCAATCATGTGGGTCAGACCAAAACCGTAAAAACCAACACCTGGCAGAAACTTATAGTGAACAAAATAGTCAATGCGACGGCGCATAGCATCGTCTTGCTTGTAGTTCCTGCGAACAGAAAGGATAGTGCTCTGCTTCGGTAGTAACGTGACGATGTACGGTAGTTTGATGCCCGTTTCTTCGCCTTGAGCATCGACATCTTCAAACCCTGGAATGTCCAACTCAACATGAACCTCCATAACCTCGGCGTCGTAATCGTTTGAGCTACCAGATGGCTTAACGCCTTGTAGTTCATCAATCTCTTCCTCAATGTCACTAGCTGAATATGTCGAGTCATCAGACTCGCCACTGACCTTTGTCTTGCGATAAAAACCAGCCTGCTGAAGCTTGCGGACCTCGTTCATCGACATGTCAATTACATGCGTGATACGAACCGCATCATCAAGACTCGTGGTGCCATAAGGCACAATCAGCTTCTCAGACGGGATGAAACGCGATACAGGACGGCCTAGCGACTGATCAAAGTGAACCTTACGGAACGCACTGCCAGACAAAGGCAAATAGAAAAGTAGTTGGTCTGTCTCAGGATCGTATTCTTTCATCTCCTGAGTGATCAGATAGTTCATGAACTCCTGCACACGAGCAGCCTGAAGGTCAGTCTGGGGCGTGCCCATACCCATGACCATCGTCTTAACAGGCCCGCCAGAAGGCAACATCTCTTTGTAAGCTTGTGCTTGGAACTGCGTGACAGACTCAGCCAAGAGGGGGTGAATGACGCCAGAAGCCCCGTCAAAGGGTTCTGTGCGATCTTCAAACTTCATACCTAAGAACTTCAAGCCCTCGGTGTACTGATCAATCCACTCTTTGCGCGATGACTTATCGTCATCAATATCACCCATCAAGTCAGAGTAGATTCGGCCTAGATCCGCTTGATCAATAACCTCTGCAAGGTTGGCGTCAAACGCAAGAGGAGCCTCCATGTCAAGATCGCCTTCACCAAAGACCATGGTGCCATCGTCCATCATCATGGCATCTTCATCGTCCATGTCATCAAACATCAGGTCTTCATCAGAACCCTCAGAAAGCTGAATCTCTTTTGAACTGTTTTCGATATCAAGTTCATCGATATCAACGTCATCTACACCGCGCTCTATAGCCATGGCTCGCCCTTTCTGAGTTCGTCTCAGTCTTTGTCTGCGTACAGATTATCGAAGATACGGTTCACATCTAGCGTGTAATCCAAGTCCGACTTGCTGTAATGAATATGCTGTGACGGCCTAAAATCAGGGGCGCCATCACCAGTCTCAAACCACGCAGGATGCGTCACCCTCACCCTGTTGTTTGGCAAAGCTACTATATTCCCAGTCCACTCGCCAGCATCAAGTAACTCCATCACATGCGATTGCTTATGCTGAGCAGGATCATCAGCAATCTCATTCTCAGCATAATCAACCGTGAACAAGTACTTCGCGGGGTACATTTCCCCACCAATCTTGGCCATCCAGGGGCACGGCGTTGCGCGATCTAAAACGTATACAGCATGAGTGTGAGAAGAACAGTCCCAAGGCTGGGCATCATGTACCGCCATGGGGACTGGCCACTCCTCAAACGGCGTATCCGCGACCAAAGCGGTGATTGGCATTCTTGCCCACATGGCTCCACCATGAACATTCGGTTCGTCCTCATCATCGTCAGTTTCACACCCAGTGAAAATAACCTGAAAACTGAGGCATCTCGTAGGCATCGTAGTTACAGCAATAACCATCGCGTGTAAAAACTCGCCATGGTATTTCTCGTGATTGTGTGTGTATTCCCGTCTCACCCACGCTTTGAAGTGTGGGATGTTGCTTTGTAAGTATGGCAATTAAAAAATGTCCTTAGCATAGTCTATTGCCCGTTCAACAAAGCCTGGCGGTTCTTTTGGTTTCGCCGCAGGGGTTGGAAGCCTGACCCCAAGTTCCTTTTGTTTTTCAGGCGTTAAATAACCTCTGATATCGTCTTGCAAGTCTTCAAGCTCATTTAGACGAGTTCTGTCTGAACCTATGGGATAGTAACCATAGATCTCCAATAGATCATCTCTTCTTTGCTTGTCTTCACTGGTGGTTGGATTTTTTTTGGCCAAGGCATCTAGGTAATAGTGCCCTTCGCGCACAAGATTTCTGAGCCTAGAGCGTTGGTCTTTAAGGCTCTCATACTCAACGCGGCCCATCACAGAGTCGCGGTCAGCAAGATCCATCTTCTGATTTACCTCTTCAAGCATCTCTTCCAAGAAGGGCAGGTTTTGACCTCTATGGAATAGCTCATGAGACACGGTGTCTGATGTTTGATCTAAATCACCAACGCCATAGTTCTCTATTGTTTTTGGACTGGTTGCTTGAAAGTACCTGATCTCATCAGGCTTGGGGTAAGAGCCTTGGTAGAAATCAAGACCCATTCCTTGATCTATCCGCCTAGCAACACGATTAGCGTCTGCTTGTGGCAAGTAGTATGAACCGGCGGTGGTTGAGACGTATTGCTCTTCACCACCTCTCGGCATGCCTTTAGGCTTGATAACAGCGCGTCGGCCTTGTGACCCTTCCTGATCACCTTGGCCTTGCATGCCTAGGTAAGACATTAAGCCATAAAGGCCACCATAGCGGAGGTCTTCGGGAAGACGGGTCTGAATCTCATCCTCAAACTCAATGTCAGCCATCTGTTCAGATGCCGCACGAGCTTCCTCAGACAAGGCATCCCGCAGCAGGTCTTCTATCCCCACTTGGCTTCCCACTTGGTGCTCTTAGCGCGCTTATTGGCCATGCCGCCTTTGGCTCTCTTGATAGGAGAATTGGATGGCTTGATGCCACGCTTCTCCATCTCCGCACGACCAACACGGGTCATCAACTCGTTTATGCCTGCCGTAGCTGTACCAACACCAGTCGCGCCCGCAACAACACGGTTGCGAGTCTTCTTCGCTGAAGTCGCTGCACGCTCACGATCAGCAATCGACGGGCCTTTCTGATCCCGCATAGACTTTGGCGTGGGCTGGTTCTTAGATGCCTCTTGCGCTTTCTTAACGGCAGTCTTGCCATACTTCTTGATCGCAGCCTCAACGCCTTTCTTAGCGATGAGGGCGATGATCGGGAATAACGGAGCAGCCATTACTTCATCGCCTTGCCGTAACCGCGCTTAGCTGCGCCTACACCGCGTGGCTTAGTAGGCTTCTTCTTGACAGCACCGCCCATGGCGTAGCCCTTCTTCTTCATGGCACCACCCTTGGCCATGCCTTTGGACTTCATCATGCCGCCCATAGCCTTCTTGGCGACTCCTCGACCCTGCAAGATGTCCGCCTGTGTTACCTTGCCGTCCTTGTTCAAGTCAGGGAATCCACCCTTCTTCATGCCCATAGCCTTACGCCCACCACGAGCGCCGCCCTTGGATGCCATCTTAGATTTCATCATACCGCCTCCCATTTTCTTGACCGGCTCTTTCTTCTTGGGGCGAGACTTACCAGGCAAGAAGTCAATCGCGCCACGGGCGCCACCAAACTTACCGTCAGACCCCAACAATAATCTGCGAATACCGCCAACCTTCTTCGTTTCAGAATTCTTCGTTTCAGAATTCTTCGTTTCAGACTTCTTGGCAGAAGATGCCGCAGAAGAAGTTTTACGCGGAGTTTTGCCTTCAACGCGATTATACGCTTGAGTGAGTGTCTCACCCTTCTTCCGGCCAAGCTCTTCCTTAGTAATCGCTAACTTCTTCTTGCCATCAGCGCCCGTGTAAAATCTAGAACCTGCTCTCTTTGCCGCAGCAACAGACTTGTAATTCTTCCATTCTGGGCCGCTTGATGCAGGTGTGGATTTGGCGGCCTGCGCTTTAGGAGCAGGGGTTTTGGAAGCAGGCTTCGTCTTGGCGGGAGGGTTTCCAGAAGAACGCAAAACACCCGTACTTGCCTTGGCAGAATCTTGTTGAGCCAAACGCTCTCGACGCTTCATGTCGGCAATCGCTTTCTTTTCGTCAGCATTTAAAGCCCTGCCACTAACAGACGCAGCTTGACGATCAATCTTTGCTTGCTCACGAGCACGAACACGCTCTTTGCGAGCCTCTTCATTACTTGCTATCTGCCGTTCTTTTTCTCTCCTGAGTCGAGCAGCACGTCTCTTGCCTTCAGCTTCGCGCTGCTTGAGAGTCTCCATGCCCTTGCGTCTTCGGTTTACTTTACCTTGAATATCGTCCCTGCTCTCGGATCGGGGCATGTCGCCACTGAGGTATGTGCCAATCGTGCCGAATAAACCCTTCTCCTCAAGAGTGTCAGAAGCAATTTGCTGACGAGTCCGATCATCGTACTTCGTTTTTGCCATAGCTGGCTCCTAATAATATGCGCGCTGTCGCCGGTATACTTCCTCTTCATCCTCGTCAGAATAAAGATTAATGAAGTTGCCTTGACGGAATCTTAATATCGCCTGCGTCGTAGTGTCCACATAATCATCGTGCGGTGCAAACGGAAATGCAGCACACTCCTCAATCACCTCATCCGCAAATACACGGTCAGGCGCCCATACCATACCAGCCTCAAACACAGGGCTAACAGCGTGTACACGCGACATCTTGTCATTACCCCTAGATGGCCGGTAATTCACCACAGGGATGCCCATA